CGCAACTAGATGACGCGAGCATTAGCCGACGCAATGGATCAACTGGGTTGCTGTGTGCAGCAACGACTGACTATGTGACGATCCCAGCGGCGAACGTAACACTAGGTAGCGGTGACTTCGGAATTGAATTTTGGACTAGAGCGACCACGAGCGTAGCCAGCAAAACTGTTTACGAGCAGAGAATATCCAACGCTGCTCAAGTAGCACCAACAATCTATACATCCGCGAGTAGTTTTTTTACATTCTTCGTTAATGGGGCAGATAGAATAACCGGGACAACGGTTGTCGTGATTGGTCAGTGGTATCACATAGTCGTACAACGAGAAAACGGCGTAACTAGGATGTATGTGGATGGCTTTCAGGAGGGTGAGCATTACGTTGATGCAAATAATTATCTCTCACAGCTAGTCACGTTCGGTGCGCGATGGGATGCAACTACAAATTCTTTTACAGGTTCGCTTGATGGGCTTAGAGTTCTAGTCGGCGCACCACTGTACCCGATTAACTTCACGCCGCCGACAGAAGCATATCCAACTGAAGACACATACTTTGGCAGTGTTGCCTTTTTGGGAAATTTTGACGGTGCTGATGGGGCTACCAGTTACACATCTGAGGATGGTGGACAACGGGTTGCAACTTTTGAAGGGAGCGCAGAAATTGATACCGCTCAGTTCAAGTTCGGAACTTCGTCAGCCTTCTTTGACGGCACTACTGACTGGATTCACTTCCCTGATTCCGATGATTTTTCGTTTGGTGCAGGCCAATTCACTGTTGAAGGTTGGTGGCGATTCAACGGTGATCCCGGCACTGGCTCTCATTTGCTCGTCGCTCACTACGACCATGTTGCAAATGAACGTAGCTGGCTTATAGAGCTTAACAACAATGAACTCTGGTGGGCATGGACTACAGACGGTAATCCGGGTACATACGCACAAATAGATACCCCGTGGAACCCTGTCGGTGATCAATGGTATCACCTTGCAGTTACACGAGATGCTAGTAATGATCTTCGTATTTTTATTGACGGCGTAGTGCTAACGACAGTAGCTAATGCTGTGACATATCATCCAGCAACTAGCACCTTATCGGTCGGTGGAACGGCGACAGGCAACGCTTCAATGCTAGGCTGGATTGATGAGGTCAGGGTTACTAAGGGTGTAGCACGATACACAGCTGCCTTCACCCCTGTGTCATCAGCATTTGTGGGAGCGCCTGCCGCTGGTGGGGCAGCTGCCGATTCTGTTTTTACTGTTGGTGACCCGCTTATAGTGACACAGATTGATGGACCGACAACTCAGGTAACAGGAGAGTTGGAGTTCCTCGGTAAGCTGAGCGCGAATGTAACGACTGTGATCACGACCACTCATACGGCAGCTGATGAGCATGTGATCTTGGTTGATGATGACACAGCAGCAGCTACTGTTACGGTGACGCTGCCAGCCGCAGCGACAGCAAAGACTATCTATCAGATTAAGAAGCTCGGCACGACAGCGAGCGTGATTATTGATGGTGATGCCAGCGAGCTGATTGACGGCGCTCTCACTATTACCTTAAACGCACAGTACGAATCAGTTATGCTGGTCTCGGACGGAACATTCTGGAGCATCATCTAATGTCTTATTCCCCTTTTAGTGATTACAACATTGAGGTTCGGCTTGGCAATATCGCTGGTCGCTCAATGGTTGATATTAGTGGTCACAACGAAGACCTCGGCACAACCAGAACGACCGTGGCACCTACACTGGACACGCTCGATATTGATCAAAGCGACCTGACGACCACACCCGCAACTGTCGATGTTGCATCTACAGAGAACGTAGAGGACGTTGATACGACTGGCACAGGTCTGAGGTCACTGACATTGTTTGGGCTTGACGCTTCTGGCATAGCACAGTCAGAGACGATCCTGATGAATGGCAATACCGAGGTACTCAGCGGTCTCACGTACTCGGCAGTGCTTGGCTGGGAGGCGCTTACTTGGGGTGCCACTGGCTTCAATGAGGGGGTCATCTGGGTAGGCAACGGCACCTTCACCACTGGTGTTCCAGCGACCAAGTACTTTTCCGGTGACATCGGACACAATAATGGACTGTCAGCCTATTACGTTGTGCCAGCAGCGAAGACGCTTTTACTGCAACAGATCGTGGTTAATGCGACCACCGCAGCAGCGGCAGTAGAGATTTTTATTGAGACCAGCTCAGATGGGGCTATCTGGTTTACTCGACCACCTCTTGGCTTCGATGCTGGTGGGGTGATCACCTCACCCATCATTGGCATGGCTGGTCTTGTGGCAGGAACGCACGTCAGGATACAAGGGGTAGCTTCAGCAGCAGCTACTGATACGACAGCCATCTTGAGCGGAATGTTGATAGACGACTAGGAGAACGAAGATGATGAATTTGATTATTGGAATGATCGCTGGAGCAGTCATTATTATGCTGCTACCACCGAAGTATGAGGACTGGCTTCGCCAGTGGATTATCACACAGTGGCAAAAACTTACCAAAAGGGGGTAGAATGACTACCATAAAGATCAGACAGGCTAAGCCCTTAGATGCTTCCAATATCGCTCGACTCTTGATCGAGTGCCATGAGGAAGGTAGCGCTTACCCACCAGTCGATCACACCATCGGACTTCGATGGATAACACGGACCCTAGAACATGGCTACGTTCTTGTAGCTGATGTGTCCGGCAGACTGGTGGGAACACTGGCTCTCACCAACTATCAGTTTCCATGGTCACCCAAGTGGTACATGTACTTGGAGTGGCTCTATGTGCAGAATAAATTTCGTAAAGGTGGAGCATTCGAGGCGCTGTTGACAGCCACTCACGCTCACGCAGATGAAGTTGATGCACCGATAGTTGCCGGGGTATCGGCTGCTGATGCAAGGGTCATCTTGAAGGACAAGATGTTCCAACATCACGGCTATAAATATCTCGGTGGCGACTTCATCAGGAGTGAAGCCAGTGGGCGGCAAGAAAACCAAGCAGACGGACACGTACACACCACCATCGTGGGTTGAAAGTAACGCACAGCTTGCCAATCAGATTGGCAGCAGGATCGGCACCAAGGAATGGGAAGGCTATAGCGGCGAGCGTGTAGCAGGTCTATCTGAGAACGAGCAGATGGGTATGCAGCTGGCGCGTGACAATGTTGGCATAGCTCAGCCGTATTACGACAAAGCTGAAGGCGCTCTTGAGAGCGGGATGCAGTCGTGGGCTGATGCCGACCAATCCAAATTCATAAACCCGTACATCAAAGGTGCATTGGACCCGGCAGCTCGTGAGATACGAGAGCAGGGCGCGAGAGATATTAACGCGCTTGAGGGTAGATCAGCGTCCATGAATGCCTTCGGTGGCAGTAGAGCGGCTCTGGCTCAGTCTGAGGCACGTAAGAACACCCTGCAAGGTGTCGAAGACCTGTATGGCAAAGGTTACGCCGCTGCCTACGAGTTCGGCGCTCAGATATTCGGTGATGAACGTACTCGCGATCTGGAAGCGGCTGGTAGATTCCAGTTACTCGGTGGAGCAGTTCAGGACTCATCACAAACAGACATCTCCACCTTAATGACAACGGGCGCTACTGATCGCGGTATTCAACAGTCGATTGCAGATTTTGATTTTGCTCAATTCATGGAGGAACGAGACTGGGATTGGAAGCAGCTCGCAGGTGTTGTCTCTGCCCTTCAGGGTACTCATGGGTCGTACGGCACTACCTCCACCAGTGAGACCGAGCAGAGCGGTGGAGAAGGTATGCAAGCGCTTGGCATGATCGCACAGGTGGTCGCGGCTATGTATACAGGTGGAGCATCAACAGTAATAACTGAAGGACCCATTGGCGGCTAACGGAGTTCAACCATGGTTATGAAAGACCCATTGGTAGGGGCACTACCAGAACAAACAAACATGGCATCTCAGCCTTTGACTGGGTTGCCATCATCCATGACTGGTGGTGTTGGTACAGGCATGATCCCACCTCAGTCAGGGCAACCCGGTTTAGCTCCTGCACCATCTCCCAATAGTACGCAAGTTGGTGGCGCACCCCTGTCCGGCAACGACGCAGACACTCGGCAAGCTGGTGCAGGAGCTGATTTCGATTTAGTAAAAGATCGCGGAAAACCTGATGAGTTCCATGCGAACAATCTGCTTGAGGCAGGCTCTGAAAAAGCCACTCAACTGGCAACAGATATAGCAGGTGGAAACCGCACTGGTGATGGCATGAATCAGGAGGACATCAACAGGGAGGGTACTCGCGCCAATGTTGCCATGGGAATGGACACTCAAGCGAAGGCTGATGCAGTTGTAACTCAAGTGGTTCTTGACCCTCTCGCGAAGACGATTAAGGCAGAGATTGCGAGTGATGATATTGATCCTGAAACTGGTCTTACCCGTCAGTCTCAAACCCAACTACAGGTCAGTGGTGCCGAATCATCAAAGGACGTTGAGACTCAGGTTGATGCAGCAGCTAAGCGTACTGGCATCAAGGACAAGGGAGTTATAAAACGAACCAAAGAAGCCATGGTCAAATGGTGGAAACTTGGTAAGGATAACCCCAACACTGAAGAGCGAGAAGACCAAACGGTACAGGTCACCAACTTCATGGGAGGCATGAACAGGCAAGAGCTTGGCATGTTCGTATTCCAGTGGGGCGCTATGTTGATGGCGAACTCCAGTGAGGGTTTTGGAGCCATGGGTACAGCTAGTCTTGGTGCGATGCAAGGACATCAGGGTCGTAAGGCAACCGAAGCAGCATCTGCTCTCAGTGCCGAAGAGATGGACATCAAGCGACGGAATGCTACTTCGTCAGAGGAGACAGCTGCGGCTGCAACAACTCGTGCTGAAGCGTATGCGGAAGGTATGGGTGCGGTGCGTGGTGGCGTAGGTGAATGGAAGCGAGAGTTCTACAGATCAATTGGCTGGTCTGATGAGAAGATCGCACAGGCTGCTGAAGGCATCCTAACGACAGAACAGCTGTTCGATGACGTATCAGCTGGACTGAGAGATCAGCGAGCTGAGGCTGCCGCCAAGGAGACCATGAATATGCCAGATAATATGAGGCGTAAGACTGCAATGCCTGATGGTACAAAGGTTCCAACGGCAGACCTAACTGACCAGCAGATCAATGATCTTGCAACAGCATCGACACAGAGTTCGATTAAAGCACGTGGTGCATTGGGTGGCGCAAAGCCGGGAAGCTCAGCGCTGAATAAGAGCACATCCGATTACCTAAACGAAGCCCAAACTAACGACGAGTGATAATACGTGAGCGTATCGCGAGAGCAGATCGAACGAGCATTGGAGTCGGCTAAGCAGGATAATAACCAGTCAGCCGTCAGCGAGCTTCAGGGAATGTTGGAGTCTCAGCCAGCCGTACCAGCAGGGTATCAACCCGGAGCGCTGAGCACTGAGGTTGGCGGCATCGATGCGCCGCCATTATCTCAGCCAACTGCGACTGAATCTGATATCGATTCATCTCTACAAGCTCGTCTCAATCCTGAGCCAGCACAGCCAAAACCAATGATGAACGATCGTGAGCGAGGAATGGCTCAGGAAACGTATGACGCTGATATGGAGCTAGTGAAGAGCGGCGCTGCCAAACCGACACAAGATCAGCTCGATGAATTCATGGGTGCGAAGATGGGCAACACCCCATGGACTGATCCACTTGGTCGGCAGGTTGTTGTCGATCAGAAGACTGGTAAGGCACGTTGGTCTGCTCTGTCGCCTGACCAGATGGAAGAGTCTCTACGTCGTAAAGATCGAGGCAGCACAACAAAGGCAACGGCTGGTGCTATTGGTTATGGTGCCACTCGTGTTGGTGGTGCCCTGCTGGGTACTGCTGAAGCCGAGATATCACAGAACAATGCCTTCCAGCAGTTCCTACTGACAGGTGACAAGTCACTGCCAAAGTCTGAGCAAGATCGCATCATGGGGCTGGCACGCGAAAAGTACGGTGACGATGTTGACCCCGGATCAATCCCCGCTGGTCAGGTAAAGAAGTGGATCGACATGAACCCAGAGAATGATCTGGCGTTCAGGAATATCGCTGGTGATGAATGGTGGGAAGAGCGCAAAGAGTTCGCTGCCAGACTGGGTAACCGCATTAGCTCAGTGGTCCCTCGTATGCCAGTCAACCTCTTCGGTGCTGATGATCCCATTGGTGCGCTGACAGGTCAGGATGCGTACGAAGGTATTGACTACACTGGCAAGAGAGAGCCGTCATTCCCCGGTGCGTCAGAGATGATGCAAAGCTGGGAGTCAGATGCAGACAAGGGCACCGGAATCTATGAGGGTGTAATCCTGCCGCTTGTGAAGCGTGAAACTGGAAAGTCACCAGCACTACATGCGGAGGAGTTCTCAGAAGGATTCATTGACAAGTACTACGATGAAGAGCAGCTCGCTGAGAGAGAGATGCCGATCTTCTCTGGTGATGTGGAGATCAACAGCCTTGGCGACATCCTGAACTCCGATCTATACACGGACCCGAACAGTAAACTGATGAACCCTGAAGCGTTGTTCCTGATGTTCATGGAAAACGCACCTGAGCTTGGCGTTAGTTTCGCCGTCACTCGTGGTGCTGGTGCTGCTGGTGCACGTGTTGGGGCACGTGGTGCTTACGGTCAGACCGTTGAACGAATGAACAAGGCGCGTGAAACAGCAGCTGGTCGTAGTGGCATGTTGGCTGGTGGCGCAACAGAAGGCGTGCTGGTCCAGACTCATGTTGAGAATGAGACCCGGAAGATACTCGATCAGATTCCCATTGAACAATGGGAGAGCAACGAATCGTTTCTGGCGATGGTTGAGGCAGGCTTAACTCCAGAGGGCGCTAAACAAGTCCTCACACAGGAGAAGGCGAGCAAGGCTGGCACCAGTGCGGCTGTAGTCACCATGTTGTCTGGTGCTCCAATGAACCGACTGATGGCTAGGAGCGCAGCTGGTGAGTTGATGCAGAAAAATGTAGCGGCACGACGCACTGTCGGCGCACTCGGTGAGCCACTGACTGAAGGTGGTCAGGAAGTCATGGAGATGCTACAGACAGAAGCGGCTGTTCGTCCCATTGATCCAGACAACCCTATCTTCGCTGACCCGAATCGCTACTACGAAGCGTTCGGTGGTGGTGCTTTAATTTCAACTCCGTTTGGTATCTCTGGCGTAATGCAGCCCGGAGCACCAGTTGGTATTGATAAGGCAGACCTTGCTGCCATCAGGTCAACATCTAATTACATGAAGGCGACCAACGAGCGATTCAAATACGAAACCATGCTCTCCGATCCAGAGCATATTGCAGACACGTCACCGAACGAACGTCTTGCTGAGCTAAACAAACTTGAGAAGCTCCAGTTGGTAGAGTCAGAGTCGATCCTCAAGGCTGAACCCAGCATGAGGAAATTCCTTCAGAAGCAGAACACACGTACTGCTGAAGCCGAACTGAAGATGCTCAATCGCTTGGTGATGCGTGCGAACGCAATGAAGAACGACATCGCTGTTGCTCGATCAAAGCGCACTACGGCAATGGAGATGCGTGACGCTGAGCGTGAGGTGATGACGGATCGTGCTGAGCTTCAGAAAAAGGTCAACGATCAGGTCATTAAGCTCGAAGATATTCAGAGTCTTACCGCAGCAATCGAGTCGGTACAGGAACTTGGTTCTGTCTCACCAGAGCAAGAGCAGTCTCTAATCAAAGAGGGATACGCGAGGCGATCAAAAGAAGGTCAGCTGGTAATCTTGCCAAAGGGCAGGCGTGCCACGAAGGAGCTTAACCGACAGGCACGTGGGTTACAGGACCGTCTGGAGAAGGGTTTCACTGGAGATGAACGCAGGCAGGGTGAGAACCTCCTTAAGCGAGACTTAGTTGATTCCGCTGGTCCGGTTGAACGCGAGTCGATGCTGTATCAGGACAACCTGACTGGTGCACAGAACCGAAGAGCATTCAATGAGCGTCAGGAACATATAGACGTTCGCGAGGGTGATGAGAAGATAGAACGTGTTGGCGCAGCGCCAGCTATCGCTGCGGTTGATGTGGACTCTCTGGCATGGGTGAACGACAACATGACTCACTCATCTGGAGATCGTTTGCTGGTAGCCGTCTCAGACGCGCTGAGCAAACAGAAGGGAGTAGAGGTCTTCAGGTTAGGTGGTGATGAGTTCGCCGTTACAGCAGCCTCTCAGGAGGCGTTGGAGACCGCTATGCAGGCAGCGGCAGCTGAACTTACAGAGACAGAGATCATCGCTGGCGAAGATGTCGTTACACCGCAGATCACATGGGGTAAGGGCGAGACCTATGCTGAGGCTGACGCTGAATCCCTGACCATGAAAGATGATCGCACCTCTCGTGGTATTACCGCCAAACGCAAAGAGAAGGCAGCGACGTACAGGCACCGTGCTCAGCAGGGATTATTTCAACTGGACAGTGAGGCGGCTCTGCCACGTTATTGGCATCGAGTCAGAGGTCAGGTTGAACGTGGAGACAGCGTTGAAGTACTCACGCCTGATGGTGCGGTGCAGGGTGTAGTCACCAAGGTTACGAATAAGCGCGACCGACCACGGTTGACAGTCAATATTCAGGGTAAGGACTTCCTGTTCAACCCACGAAGTAATCACCTGATTATTCCAAAGACAATGAGTCCTTCTGACCTCGCATGGATCACTGGTGATGCTGAGTACGCGCAACCCGATCGCGACACATTCCCGCAGGTGCTATCTGATGTCCAGATTGGACACCTTGGTAAGGATGGAAACTGGTACGCAGACCTTGCTGATGACTTTGAATATGAGTCACCAACACCGTGGTGGCAGGAGATGTACCCGCAACACAACTTCCATCCTCAAGTGCCGTTCATGCCAAAGGAGATGGAGGCATTACCATCTGAGATAGCGGTTGCTGAGACTGTTAAAGAATCAATATCTGATGGCATGGGAAATATGCCTGAAGTTCATATTGTCAAGAGCATTAGCTGGCTGAAAAAGAATTACCCATCTGTGGTTGAGCAGATCAGGGATGAGCTGGTTGCGTCCGGTGGTAGCGGGTCATTCAGTGGCGTGCGCGGCTACATGGATCACATCAATCCTGAGAATGGCGTATTTATTTTTCCAGCACATATTGGTGGCATTGTTGGTGGTGAAACCTACGAGCAAAACGTCTTGGAGACTGTTTATCACGAAGTGATTGGTCACTGGGGTGTTCGCGGTACTTTTGGTCATGAAGCAGCTCTACGACCATTCATGAATGAAATCGTTGATGCCTTCCCTCGGTTATCTGATTTCTACTCAAGCACCCTCAGTTTGGATAAGAATAATCCAGAGCAGAAGCAGGTGCTCGGTGAAGAAATGGTTGCTTACCTTGCTGGTCAGGTTAAGGCCGGGAAGATTTCTTTTAATGACAAACAAAGAAACCTCTGGCAGCGCTTCATCGCATGGATAAAAGAATTCATGGTTCGCAGGAGGCTGGATAGATTTTCTCCTGTGAAAAAGATGGTCACCTTGCATGACAGTAAGGAGGTCTTCTGGAATGACGACCGGGTACAGGACTTACTGGCTCATTCGAGAAACTTTGTACGTCATGCCAACGGCATCAGCTGGACACCATTGAGTGAGTCTGTTGAGACCTTTATGCGTGACGGCGAGATGTTTCAAGCTGGCTTCATTACAGCAATGAAGACTGCAACATTTAAGCCCAGCAACCGAGAAAAGAATGAGCTGGCGAAGCGTTACGGTGGCAAGGAAAATGTACCTAGCGAAGTGCCGATGTTCCCTGATGACGCTAGTCCGAATGCATGGAAGCAGCTCATCATTAAGGCGCAGAAAGATAACTGGATGACTGGGCGAGAGATAGAGTTGTCCGGCCTCAGTGATAAAGCAAACTTCAGTCTGTTCCGTGATGGCACCTACGGCACGCTGGAGCGATACATGCGTCAGCTCAACAACGGTTTCATGATGCCAAGATGGTATCAAGGGATTGTTCCTGCTGATGTAGCAGCAGAGCTTGATGCAATTAATGATGCGATAGAGAAGAACCATATCGAAGGTCCTCTCGCAGCTTCAGGGAGTCAGCGCGGAGAAACTGGTCTGGAATACGAGATAGTGGCTCGCCCATCAGTCAATGAGGTCAGCGCCGAACTCATGCGTACTCGTATCGCAGAGATCATGTCGCAGAAAATGAACCCAAAGAAGACGCGACTGACGAAAGAATTAATGATGGCTCACATGCTGTCTGAGAATGCCTACCGAGTCTTTGTTGAGAAGCAGGGTGGTCATCCGGGCATTACTCTTACACAGGCACAAGAAAAGCTGTTCGGTACATTAACAACTGAGGAAGTAGACGCTCTTACCAACGAACAGATGCAGATGGTTAAAGATGAGGTGAAGCGAACCAGAGATAAGGGCTATGACATTGGCTACGATCGTGACACAGATCGCTGGTTGGATTGGGCGGCTCACACCACGGAATATTCAGAGTGGTCACCACAAGGTTCTCGAACAAATAGAGACTTTCGTGTCACTCTAATCAAGAGTGAAGGTGCTGGTGGGGAGATGGGTTACACCGGACACTATGATCCAAATATCATGCACGTCAGGACTGGTGTTGCTGAGCTTCTTAACTGGGATGGTATGCCAGAGCTTGAGTATCCGAACCCGGCTATGAAGGGTCAGATGTTATCACTCATCGAGCTTCAGTCTGATTGGTTACAGAAGCTGCGTAAGGGTTTCAGTAGTCGTGGCAGTAGGGATGAGGCAACTGAAAGTGCGCAAGAAAAACGCACTCTCCTTAACATGGTTGGCGATCAACTTGGTCGTGGAATATCTGAAGATGTATGGGCTGTTGTTGAGTCATCAATTATGCCGATCATTGACCTTACTGATGGCACAACTGGCAAGGAGAATGACAGCTCTCCATTATTCGCTGAGATGCAACAGCTTGCAGTCACTGATACTGGCAACTCTTGGGAGACCCTTTCTCCTGACCAGAAGCGTGAGGTCTGGAAGAAGTTCACCGTTCAGAAGTTCGACCTTATTCGTGAAAACTTCACTGTGGCAAGAAACAGACTTATAGAATACGCAGATAGTATGCCGAAGATAACCGATCTTGCCGGGTCAATGGACGCTCGTGCTTTTCAGGCTCTTGATGCGTATGCCGCTAAAAGGGTATCGAACGCAATGCTACTGGAGTTCGAGCGACTCACAGATAGAATACAGAACAACTTGCGTTACGCCGATACCCAAGTTGAAATGGAAGCATTTCGCGACATCATACAGCGCAATCATGGTAAGGCGTTTGATCGTTTGGCAAGCAATAGTGATTACGATGAGGGGCTTCGGTTGCCAATGGCTGAGTATCTGCTCAGACCTATGCTTGAGATTACGTATGATGCGATCGGTGCTGATGAGACCAAAGTCGCAGAGCGTATGTCGGGGCTTAAGACTCGCGAGATGGCAACCGTTCGGGTTCCAAACACTGTGTTACTGGATTTGAATACTGCCATGACTGGCAGGTGGGACCCAGTTCATCTAATGAATGAGATGATGTCTGCCAGCCGTATTAGCAGGCACAGCGATATCGCTCCGGGTGGCTTGAGTCTTACGGCTGTAAGTGCTGGTGATGAGTTCGTTGATGTCAAAGTTGTTGGTAATAAAGCGGATGTCAGTAAGGCGCAGGATTTAATTCCCAAGCTGATTGAAACGTGGGTAGAAGACCATGGTGCTGAGAAAAGAAGCATCAACATACGGGAGAGAGCCAACCGCACCATCAGTCAGGATGTTGATGGCGACTACTCATTCAGTGAGCTGGAGAGCGAGTTTGATCTTGAAGAAGAAGATACCTCTGGCGAGCAAACAGAAGCGATGCGTGACGAAGGAGTTGAGAGCTTCTATAGTTTTGAGGAAGATCAGCTGAGCGATATTGAGATGGAGCTTGTCAATTATGCCTTTGAGAATATGTCTGAGGGAGATTGGGATGAACAAGAACAGTATCACGAGGGTGTAAGTAGGCAGGGTGATACATATCGTGGTGAAGTCGAAATTGACGCAGACGGTGATGTTGACAATGCCGATGCAGAGGACAACCTGAACGAAGCGAGGGATGAGTACCGTACTGATGTGCTGTTTCAGGATGATGACATCCGTCAGCAGGCATCTGATCAGCTCCGCGAGCAATGGGACGAGCGTGGAGAGACAGCCCTGATTAAAGGACAGTTGCCGATAGCATGGGATGAGGACGGTAACTCAATCAATTCCGTTGAAATTATGATACGGGCACAGGACCCCGGTGACGCTTACGATATGTATATCGATGGGTCAGAAGAGGACTATGAGTCCGACCTTGAAACAGCCAAAGAAAACCTATCTAATATCATCAAGGAATATTATCGCAACGAGAGTATTCGCCCACCACCCGGTGCATTCTTCGGTCCTTCCGATGAAGTTGTTGCTGAGCGTGAAGAGCAGACAGAAGACTCCAATCCTCCGAATTGGGATATCGTCAAAGGCAATATTTCAGAGAACCTATCCATGATGAGCGATCAAGCTCAGAAGATGGATAAGGTTTATGAAGAACTCGTGGTGCTTAATAAGCGACTTAGCTATGGTGAGATTCACAAAGAGAGTCCTGTAGGAAAAGATGAGCAGTGGAGACCGCTGGCGCTGAAGTACCTGATCTCTGATGCGGTTCGTCGTGGACTTGGTGGGGTGATGTGGAACAACGGACTGTCATCGTCTACTCGTGGTGGCATGGGCCAGTCTGGCGTTAGATCGACAGAGCGAATCACATGGAGTAAGGAAAAGATTGGCATCCGTGGTGAGGAGCAAGAGGTCTATGTTATTCGCTATGCAGAGTCAGTTAAGCCAATGGTTGTTTCTCGAAACTCAATGATTCCTGTTCTTGGATCGGATGTAGCTCGCCTGATTTACATGCAGGAAAACGGCAAGCTGGAAGTTCCTTCTGCTACCCCTACAGAAGTTGCTGAGGCTCCAAGCGCTCGTGACGGTTACATCGTTGCTGACACAGACACCGACACAAGGGCGATATATCGCAGAAGCACGAATGGATTCGTTGGATTTGCAAGCAGTGAAGAAGCCATTGATACGCTTATATCTAATGACAGAATTCACAACCCGGATACGTCCACCATGGCTGGAGAGCAGGCAATGGATACAGCCGAGCCTCTTGGTGAGGTGGTGTCTAAGGGTGTGATTGATGAGGCTATGGCTGGTGGAAAAATTCACGTCATGGTTGGCGATAGAACAAGATCGTACGCGGCAACTTTTTCACGTCCCAGACTTGCTGGAGCGAGGCAGTCTTACGAAGACATCACGGTTCGCATGTGGAATAAAGAACTGAAGAAGTATGGTGTTCACATTAGCGACACCTTCGTCAAAGCCAAGGACATGAATAAAGCGATGACTGAAGAAGGTCAGGCATCCATGAAGTCGCCTAAGCGGGACGCTCAGATCGCTGAAGAGCACGGTCGTTTGTATCTCGCTGAGGTTACTGGTGGTATGCATAACTGGGTGGTCATGAGTGAAAAGAAAGGACCAGTCGTTAATGACGTGTTCACTGACCGTGATTTTGCACAAACCAGACTGACTAATTACATTGAAGAAAACTTTGGCAGTGATGCCGAAGGTGTGCAGGTCATGTACTTCCCTATCAATGAAAAGATGCGGGAAGAGTTTAGTGGTCCGGTTGCTCCATTCCATTACGATCCAACTCAAGACCCAGCCATGAAGTCTGCTGCCGAGAAGATTGGCTATAAGAAGAAGCCCTTAAGGGAGCGCTTCAATGAGTGGCGTATGGGCGCTCGTGCCGAAGCTACGCAGGGCGCACTTGATCAATTCCATGGACTGAAGAAAGCACTTAATGAGGCTGGTCAGAGTGATGGTGCGTACATCAGCGCTCGACTAACAACCTCTCTCGAATCCATGATGAAGGCTGTTCTAAATTACGGTCACCCAGTATGGAAGGACGGTATTGTTCAGAACGAAGGTAAGGGCTTACTCGACATCTTCCAGCCGATCCTGAATGATCCTGACACGTGGGGTCTGTACATGGCTGGCAAGCGTGCCAAGGGTCTTATGATGGAAGGCTATGCCTCACTCGAACCAGAGATGAGAGCAAAGATTGATGCTGCCGCGAAACAGTTTGGCACTGGGCCTGATAGCGTGTTCGAGGTGCTGGTGAAGTATCAGGCTATGGAGCTTTACGATCATGTTGAAGTTCAGGCAGGTGACCTGACCAATAGTGAGCGAGCTTCGCTGTCGAAGATTGAGAGTAAGTTCTGGGCTGACTTCCTACCACATACCAAGCGCGACATGCAGCCGAAGAAAGGTAGCACAACGAAGGCACCGGGTGGACGCTGGCAGATATTCGACTGGCGCGTACCGAGCCAACGAAACACGCAGAAGAACATCGACTCCAAGTACAGGATGGCGACTAAGGCGCTCATGGGTCGTGGCTATAAAGTTAAGAGCGAAGCAGACGCACGCAAGATCGTGGACAGGCTTACCGATTTGGCACTGACGAAACAGCAGCAGTCGAACGCTATGCGTGAGGTTCGGGTGCAGTCCAGTAAGGCAGCAGCGGCAGTAATTAGTAACGGTCGCGAGCATCTGTTTGAGGCACCAGAGATCAAGTCGATGGCTGCTCTGGGTGATAAGTTCCAGCACTTCAAGCGCGTTGCAAAAGACTATGCAGCGTTCAACAAGAAGATGCTCGACTTCGCGGTTGAGTCTGGGATTATCGATCCAGAGGGAAGGTCTTTATGGGAGAACGCTGACTACGTACCGTTCTACCGGGTAGATGATAATAGACTCTCTGGCTCTGGTATGTCACCTACCGCTGGCATCGCAAATCAACGGTCTCCAATCAGAAGATTACGTGGCGCTGATAACAGGATGGGCGACATCATGGGCAACATCATGATGAACATGACCAAGCTGGTTGATGCATCTGTAAAGAATAATGCTGCGGTAGAGTCGGTTGATGCACTTCGCGGCTCAGGAATTATCTCCAAGAAACCGATGGAGTGGAAACCTGAAATGATACCCATGAGCCAGATGAAGAAAGTGCTGATCGACAAAGGTGTAATTGTTGCAGAGGATAAAGAGGGCATCCACCTCAGTGACATCCCTGAAGAAGCGCTGACTGGAATGCAGAAGATGTTCGCCATGAAGGCACCGGAAGGTGATGGCGTTATCAGCATCATGCGAGATGGCAAGAGAGAGTATTACTACACTGACGACATGCTGCTGTATCGATCAATGGCTTCAATAAACAAGAAGCACTTCGGTGCATGGATGGCATTATTCAGTGCGCCGAAGCGGCTGCTGACTACGATGATAACGATTGATCCTGCGTTCATGATTTCCAACTTTATTCGTGACACAGGGTCTGCCTTTGTTATCGGTAGGGACAAGGGCAACCTCCCTGTACTGTCAGCTATCAAGGGATTCAATCAGGCGCTACTGGAAGACGAAACCATGCGTACCTTGGTGGGTGCTGGTTCCGCATTTGAGAACGGCTACATCACTGCTGGTGATCCGCGTAAGACAAAGAAAATGCTTAAGGCTGCAATGAAGAAGCGTAGCTTTGTGAACTCAGTCCTTGACTCTCCATTCAAACTGGGAAGGGCATGGTTGCACCTCGGTTCGTCCATTGAAAACTCAAACCGTATAGCGGTATATAACGCTGCGATTGCGGCAGGCAAATCGAAGAAGCAAGCCGTGTTTGAAGCGAAAGACCTAATGGATTTCTCCATGGGTGGCGATTACCCAACCGTAAGGTTCCTAATACAAAGCGTTCCATTTATGAACGCTCGTGCACAGGGCACCTATCGTCTTGGTCGGGGCATGAATGAGAACCCGAAGAGCTTCTCCATGAAGGGGATGCTGGTTGGGTTGGCTGGCATGGCTCTGTATCTTTCCTTCAAGGATGATCCGCGTTACGAAGCTCTGGAGATATGGGATAAGCAGGCTTACTTTCATTGGTGGATTGGTGACGTTCATTATCGTTTGCCAAAACCGTTTGAGGTTGGTGCTATCTTCAACACCATTCCTGAGATGTTTGTTGCTTACGCTTACAACAAAGAGACTGATGATGGTAAGACCTTGATGAAAGAGTTCGGGCACATGATTGCTCAGACCTTCTCGATGAGTCCAGTACCGCAGACGATTGCACCGCTTCGTGAGATGAACAACAACTGGAATTACTTCACGAAACGACCGATCGTCAGTTACTACGAAGAGAAGCGATTACCTCCTGACCAGTACAGAACCAGAACCAGTCCAACATTTATTGAGTTGGCGAAGCGTCTGCCCTCTGGTCTGGATACAGTCAGTGGCAAGATTCGGTCACCACTGCATCTTCAGAACCTGTATGCCGGGTATACCGGAACCATCGGTCGATACATGCTTCAGGGTGCTGACTGGATTACTGAGCGAGCGCTTGATTATCCACTGCCTCCGTCACCAGAGATACAGGATTATGCTGTGCTCGGCAGGTTCATGCGCGGAGATAACCCACCTCGTAGAACCAAGTACGAGACCGAGGTCTATAAGCTGTTGGAGAAGACGACAATGATTCAGGGGTCGCTCAGCTTCCACGAGAAGAGCGGCAACGTCGATGAGTACCTTTCCACCAACGAAGAGTACCTGCCGTACATCCAAGCGGCTGAGGCACTGAACACTGTTCGCGAGAATATTCAGGAAGTAAATAAAGCCATCATGGCGATCACCAAAGACCCTGAGAAAGATCGGGACCTTAAGCAAAAGGAGATCGATGAGCTTGAAGAGACTCGAAACTTCTTATTCAAAGAAGGCTGGAAGCTCCGACCGGGCGGCGAATACAATCCCAAGGTCGAGCCAGTTACTGAGAACCAGATCATGGACCTTATCGATAACTGGGGAGTCGATACTTCTGTTGCGTCACGCATAAAGAAAGATGCTCCTGACACTCATGGGTTGCTGGAGATGGTCAACAACGATATGTCTAAAAACAACCTCACTTCACTCGCTAGGGTTAATAAATAATGCCGTCATTCGGAACAACATCACGCGCTCAGTTGGACACCTGTCGTTCTGAGATCATCGAGACGCTGGAGATCGTCGTCATTGAGTACGACATCAAAGTGCTCGAAGGAGTGCGCTCGTGGGACAGGCAGGCACAGCTGCTTGATGAGGGTCGCACAAAGGTTGGACCCGGAGGGTCGGACCACAACCCACCAAAGCTGCCTGATGGAACTGAAGACCCGGACTGGAAGTCGAACGCAGTGGACGTAGCGCCGTACCCGATTGACTGGAAGGATGCACGTCGCTTCATATACATGGCTGGCATGATCATCGGTGTCGGTCGCACGCTTGGCTACGACTTCGGTTGGGGTGGCAACTGGGATGAAGATCAGATTATCCTTGATGATCAGAACTTCGATGACCTGCCGCATTTCTGGTACAAGGGGTTGCTCAATGAATAAGTGGGATCGAGGTGCAGTTTTACTGAATGCCTATCGGGTGTTTCCGAGAATCTGGTTAGGCACGTACTACCTGTTTTTCGTGTACGCATGGTTCTTTATTGTGAAGTGGTTCATCAGCTTCGATTGGAACCAGCTGCCTGATGATCAGATCGTAGGGTCGGTGGCGGCTGCTGCAATCGCTGGCTTTCCAGCAATCATCCTTGGTATCTTATCCAAAATACTGAAAGACCTGACGCAGAGTTACTGGAACGGAACGCCAAAGGTAGCAGATCAATGACTGAAATGATGATGTTTTTTATTGGGCAGTCGATCGTTATTATCATGACGATCGTTGGCACCCATGTGTCTACAAAAGTCGCGATAGCAAGACTGGAAGTCAGGTTTGATGGCTTGATGTCTGACCATGCGATTGCCAGAAGTGAGCGAGGCAAGCTCACCTCTCAGGTGAACGGCATCAGCCGCAACCTTGCTGCTGTTTCTGGCGAGCTGAAAGCCTGCCCACACCTACATGGGAAACCAACATGAATCCATACGTTATTGGTGGGGGCGTTGCCATCATCGCTGTCATGGGCTTTCTTCTCAAGGGTGCTTACGAGCGCAATGGTGAGCTGGAGGTAAAACTGAAAGTACAGGCTGAGCAGACAGTAGAGGCTGTTGATGCTAACGCCACGAACATGGGCACGATCAGGCGACTGGAGAAGCGCATCAACACCATGATTGAATCTCGGCGCGTGGACACGGTAGCACGTGAACGGCTGCTGGTTGAGCGCGAGGCAGACCTACTGACAGCGAGAGCTGAGAACGACATACTAAGGGAAGCACGAGAAGATGAACAAGATGAGAATGCTGACTGCAAAGACCTTTCTGGTTTACGGGTTGATTTTTTCTGTCCCGCTACTGCTGATCAGTTGCGGCAGCGATCCAGAGGTCCGGGTAGTAACGGAGACGCAGACAGTAATTGAGCAGGTCGAGGTCTACAAGGAGCTGCCAGTTAACCTGACAGCTCCTGTAGCGTACCCTGCTGGGCTTGATGAGGAATTTACGGTCGATGACCTGTTCGACCTGATCTTCAGCCTGTACGACGCTCTGGATCAGGCTAACAATGACAAGGCTGATGCTGGTGAGCTGACGGCACCTTCTTCCGAATCTCCTCAGTAGAGGAGATCATGTGATCGCCATGGAGATCGCAGCGCTGTGCTGTCATCTGGTCTGGACTAAAGGTCTGGACACACCCGCACCCGAAGGCGATGTGGATAACCTTCTCGTACATTGGGAAAACTTTATCAGTCAACGTGTTCATATTCACACCTTATGTGAATATAACTGACAGATCAACCCTCTGAGAGTTCCTCAGTAGCCTTCAGGCGCTCGATTGACACAGTGGTAATCTCGCCTTGCAGGAACTCGATCAGCTCCTGTAGCAGCTCAGGGCGCTGCTCTGGGGTCCTACGCTCCCTGATCCTGAGCACCTCTCCCTGAATGAGGTTGCTTATGTGGATGAAGTCAGCCACGGACCAATCTCATCTGCGACTTGGTGTGGCGATCGAAGGCTCCCTGTAACGAGCTGAGAAGGTCACCACCAGTCTCAATCTTAAACGGTATCCTGAGATTGCTTGGTCCCTTGTAGACTGCCTTACCCTTTGTGACTCGTGCAGAACCTGTGGTGGTGAATGTGTTTGATGTGCTTGTCGAGGTGGTTGTTCCTGTATTCCAATAAACCATTTCGTCTTTTCCTCTTGCTAGGTCCATGCCCATCATCTGTCTATCTCTGAACGGATCGAAGCGCATTGCCACCCGGTCCTGACCAGCGTGTCGATACGCCTCACCTGTTCCCTCACCGTAGCGATAGTCAAGGAAGCGTATAGGGTCCATCTGGAATTTCTTGAAAGTCCAGTTGTTCATGCATATTTTCTGCACCTCTTCGTGCAGTTTATGCTTGTCGCAGACCCACGTGTCGATGTCGGTATCGAATGCGTGTTCGTGCTTCCAGAAACCCGAAGCCAACCGTCTGGCTGACTCCGGGTCCATGGTTCGCGGATCAATACCCTTCCAGTGTCCGGGCGTGATCGTCGCCATCAGGCTTTCGTTTTTTCTTTGATGTCCTTGGTGATCGCCATGGATACATCAGGCAGTCGCGTGAGAACTTCGGTGTACATCGACTTCAGTTCGTCGCCACGTTTCTCCAGCTGATTTTCCAGCTTATCGCGGTACTCATCCTTGGTCTTGCCCACCTCAGTGATGATCTTCTTCTCGGCTTTCGTCTCCGCTTCAGAGATGCGCTTTGCGCACTCAGCATCGACAGACTCTTCGCGCATCTTCAGCTTGTGCGCGATCATCTCTTCGCTCATCTGCTTTGTTTGTTTGAGCTTCTTATTCTCGCTGACCAGCCCAGCATTAGAGTCGAGCAGCTGGTCACGTATATCGCTGAGGCTGAGAACTCTCTTCTCCAGCATCTGTACCCTCGCGTCGAGCCTTACTACATTTCTTTTATTGAGTCCGAACATTGTTTTCTCCTATTGTATTCCTGCACACTGAACCCGCTCTGCGGGAAACATGAATGTGCGTGTCGTACCGTTAGTAATTCGGTACATGGTTACCATTCTGCTACTTGATTTTATGTTCTGGCGATAAGCGAGAAAGGTTCCCTCTACTCGCTCGACAGTGCACTCATAACCGTAACTGTCCTCACTGGCGCTATTGCAACCAGTGAGGACAATCATGGCAATTACGAAGCAGAGCCTCATGATCGTACGCTGTGCAGCATGTCAGACTCCACTGCCTTACGAGTGTAAAACCTCTTCAGGTTGTACTTTGCTACAGAGTTGCGTTCAGCCATCTCTCCATACTCCAGCATCAGCGCATCACGCAGCTTCTCAGGACCATGGTCAAGGAAGCGACGAACAATACTAACGAAAGTATAGTTGCTTTCCTCAACTTGCCACTTCTCAGTATCGGAAGTGCCAATCATCTTTGCCTCACCTTCATCGCTGATGAACATACCAGTGTAAAATCCTTCCAGATCATTCCACTCCACGTACTGGTCAGCGTTGCACCAGATCGTAGTCAGCTTCTTATGGCGAAGCCTGTCTGCCGTTTCATCATCGATGATGTAGCTGGTGTAGTTACCGCTATACCCACCAACCTTTCGGTTAGCAAACCAGTCATCTTCATTTTCGATGGTCTGGCTCGGCGTATAGAAGTCCTTGATGTCAGTCTTGGTTAGCGGCAGTCCAGTAATAGACTTACGGATAGCCGTGCTTGGCTTACCGACAGGTTGATATACTTGTCGTGGTGCGGCCTTACCATTGAACTGGTTCATTGCAAGAAGTCCCTGTGGCGTACCATGTCCGAGCATGATGATGTGATCATGCTTATCGATGGCATCGTTCACGTCTTCCTTAGTGCAGCCGCCAGTGATCACAGTCGTATCATTACGACCGTGGTATATCGGCTTCAAGAAGTCGGTGCTCCTGTCCTTCGGGTGTATCACTAACTTATTCATTTTGCTAATTCCTTTCGACCAGCAGCGTTCGCTGCGGCACGTGTAGGAAAGAACTCTCCAGTGTAGTTAATCTCTACAGTCTGAGCGCCTCTCGTACGGGTCCATTCTCCAGACGACTTATCTATGAACATGCAGCCGAAGCCACCGCCCATGTCGTCCACCTCACCTATCTGATAGATAAACCTATCGTCTGGTGTCTTCATTGTCTCTACTACTTTCCTTCCCATTGTCTTCTCCTGTGTAACAGCCCCATTATACAGGACCCTCCGCAGGAAGTCAATGCCTCTGGAGGTGACTAGAAAGGGATATCGTCATCGAACTCATCAGGCTTTGGTGGTGCGTCACCAGCAGGTGCAGCAGGTGCTGACCTCTGACCGTCACCCTTGCTGCCAAGGAACTGGACCTGATCAGCACGGACCTTGGTCGTCCAGCGATCATTGCCGCTTTTGTCCTGCCATTTGTCGGTCTGCATCTTGCCCTCGACGTAGCATTGCGATCCCTTGGTCAGGTATTGCTGACAGGCTTCAGCGGTCTTACCCCATACCTCGATATTCATCCACTCGGTACGTTCCTTCTGCTCGCCTGACTGCTTGTCCTTCCAGCTCTCGCTGACAGCGATGCTGAAGTTACATACAGCCGCACCAGAGGGCAGGTAGCGCGTCTCAGGGTCTTTGCCAAGGTTACCGATTGCTATTACTTTATTAATTCCGCGTGCCATTACTTTGTTCTCCTAACTACGTTTTTGTGATCGCGCTCGAACATGTTGACCAGCTGGTCACAGTACAGGCAGCGCTGAGTGATTGTGCGTCCATCGTCTTCCATGGTGTTTAGTGCATGGAAGCCGAAGAAGCACTTTATTTTTCGCCAGCTCATTACGCCTTCCTCATTCCATGAGCAACAGAGATTGCGTTGTTAGTGCAGCCCTGTTTGGAGGCGAAGCTCTCCGCACTCTTAGCCATTGCCTTACTGTTGCTGCGGTACTCCCAGTGCCATCTGTTTGCCCTGTCTTGCCATAGGCGAACTGATCGTCCGGGTACGTTTCTTTTGTCGGTAAATTTCATTGTGTGTCCTCCATTAGTAAACGACGCATCTTTTTGTAGGTGACGCGAGCTGTTCCTTGATCTATCTCTGATAACCTCTTCGCCATCTGACCAGCTGCGAGAAGCTCTTCCATTGTGTCGCTCTGGTGTATGGCTCGTTCGACATCACTGAGTAGCACCACGTCGCTCTCTGTTACGCCGTCACCAAAGACCTTTGTGGCATCCTCTTTCAGTCCGTTATCGGCTGGTTTTGGCAGCTCGAAAGTTGTTACTGGTGGTGGGGTGTCTTCGTGATCCTGACGTTCTTCCACTACACCCAGACCCTTCAATAGATCAGGGTACGCATCCCGCAAGCAGTACGAACGAGCACGCATCTGGAGCATCCGCTTAGGGTGCTTCTTCCAGTTGAACTTCGAGTCGATACCTGCCTGCATCGCGTCTGTCATTGAGTATGTAGCGCTAATGGACTCAGGGTCACCCTTGCGATGTGTCTCGCAGGTCGCTGTTTTCCCATCCTCAGAGATGGTCTCCTTTATCCATAGACACTTGGGAGAAGCACGCACTACCCCAATGAGTCCGTCGCCATACAGGCAGGGTTTTCCTTCGATCACAGCAATGGACTGGATAGCCTGAAACGGCTCCATGCCCAGCTCTGATCCCATGTTAATTGCAACAAAGATGTCGTTTGGTCGCCCTCGGTATGCGTCAGGCACCAAGTTCGATGCTGAAAGCGTATGTGAGACGCGCTTAGCCAACTCGTACTTGGCGAAGGCAGGGTCACTGCCTAACGCCTTACCAGCAGCCTGTACGATCGTTTGCTCAGCCTCTGCATCAGTGATCACTTCACCAGTGGCTGTATCGATCACCTCTGATGCTTGTGGGTGAATTTGATTGTAGTGCTGTTTGCAGTAGCCGTTCTTTACAGCAAGTCGCTTACAGTGCCCTTCTGCTCCAGCTGATACACGTGCTTTACATTTTTTCTTAGTTGTCATTCTGTGGTCTCCATTTATTGCCGCGTGGTGCAAAATCCATCACGCCAAATAGCTCAAGTAAATCAACTTCATTGTCATGTACAGTCTCGTGGTACTCATGCACTGTGATCTTTGCTTCGCCGTAGTGCCGTCCAGCGTTATCCCACCAGTAACTTCCAGCGGTGTGCAAGACAATGAGACCTTTATCTTCATTCATTGCCAACACTTTAGTTTTGCCAGCGTCCACTCCATGCCAGTACACGGTGCCGTCATGGTTGATCCTAATCCTGTGAGTCATGATTGATCCTCGATCTGAATTACAGTTCCGTCTTCGATTGCCTTGACAGCTGCGACTGGTAGTTTTGCAGCGTGTCTGGTGACAACGAAAGTATTCTCTGCAACCGTGAATTCTTTCCGTGTCTGTTCCTTACGGGTAAATGCGGTCTGGTCGGGAAGGATACCGACTGCGGCTTCCCCGATGAGCATAGCAATCCGGTTCTTGCAGCCGTCGATAATTCCGCTGAATAGCTTCGCTTGTTCTTGGGCATCTTTCATTACATCCTGATATTTTTGAGCCACCTCTGGCAGTCGTACTACCTGACCGTTAGTGCCGGGATAGAAGTTCTTTAGGAAGCGCGTGGTTGACGCTGACTGCCAGTCTGGTTCAGGCGCAACTTTATTGGTGACTCGATCCCAGAATTCCGTCTCAGCTTCGATTAGCTGGTCGATAATATCTGGTATGGGGTTGATACGGTACGACCTGTAGTCGCGGTTACCGATCAACACAGCCAAGTCCCATACGTCATACCCAGTGACAGCAAGATAGTGCTGCACCTGACACATAATGTACGGTGGGATTTCGTCTGAGCCTGTCTCACCCCAACCCTCTTTCCAGACTGCGGTCTTGGCCTCAAAGCCGATGCGCCGATCTTCACCAACCACCTTACGGTCGATGTTGGCGATCATGAAGGGATGCTCTTTCGAGCGGATCAGTTGGTTGGCTTTCTGGATTTTGTAACCAGTCTCTTCGGCGTACCGATCACAAACTGGTTGTTCGAGAACGCTGCCCCAGTAGCGACCTTCCTTAAGAAAGTTTACGTCTTCTGGTGGGGCTTCACCGAGCTTATCGAGATAGAGTTCGTATGCTGTGGTGAATGGGTTGATACCGAGAATTGTGGCAGCATCTGAGCCACCTACCCCTGTCCTTCGTTCTTTGAGCTGCGCCTTTGTAAGGGACATGCTGCACTCCTAATTATGATGCACTGACAACCAATGCATACGAATAAAATGTGCGAGGGTGAGAATCCAACTCACTTTACAGCGGTACTGGTTAACCACTCACCTGACCGGACGATCAGACCCGGACTCGTGTACCTTTCGGTGCCTGTCCAGCTTCACTCACACAACTTAATTATAACACCGGGTGCTGAAAAATCAACACCCAGTGCTAAAGGACGTTATCTACTGAACTCCGCGATTACCGGGAGTACGTTAGCGTCGAACCCAACCACGTCCAGCATTCCTGCATCGTTGGGGTCGGCAATAGTGAAGCCGTTGCTCGACATACCTACAACCACGAGCTTAGCCTTCGGGTTGTGGGTCTTTCGGTAGTCCTGCAACGCCTGAGATGGCTTGATATTGCCAGCCCAAGTTTCACTGTCAGTCAGCACGATAAACGTGTCAACCATGATGTTGTTTGCCGAAGCGTACAACATCGGAATAGCGCAGTCGGTGCCACCAAAGTTCCGGTTCGTAACCTTCCGCATCACGTCAGGCAAAGAGTCTGCTGAGCCAATACCAAGGTCAACGAAACCTTCCAGTGACGAGCTGCGATAACCGTAACCACCACGTGACCCACTGGTGAAGCCATGGATGAAATGAACAGGCTCAGTACGAGCGATGATCATTGCCATGGCACCAGCAGCCTCTGCACAACTAATGTTCGATCCAGAGACCGCACATCGCATTGAGCTGGAGACATCAACACCAATCATGAACGCCTTACCAGTAGGCTCAACATTCTTGAATGACCGACCGAAACCAATATCCAGTGCAGACAGGATGCTGTTGTCAGCAGTCCACGTCTTACCACCACGAAAGCCCTGTCCAGCGGCGTAATTCTTCAGCGCCAGCAAGTAGTGCATCGGATGAATCTTCGAGCGCTCAATCTGCTCTCGATTGGTGAGGCGACCTGCAACCATCTTTGACTCGCTCGACATCGGCTTGATCGTACCGTTAGCAGTCAATCGACCGAGCTGACGAATGGTAGCCATCAGCGGCATCGTGGACAGAAGCTGCTTGTTCACAGCCTCATCCTTCAGCCACTCAGTTGGCAACATCTCCCATGACAGGTTGTTCAGCTCAATCAGGCGAGCGTCAGGCTTCTCCAGCTGCGTTGCAGCATGGTATGCAGAGTAAATACTCGGCAAAGTCTTTAGCATCTCAAGGTTGTTCAACTTCTCCGGGTGAGTCGTTACATCGAACATTGCACGATGTGCCAGACTCTTGGTAACCGGGTGAGCCAGTCGCAGGATGTCACGATGCGACCAACCATCACGCTGACGATACTTCAAGAGCTGGTATGCCAATCGATCAGCATCCTTCTCGTTGTACCAGCGCTGGAATGCTCGCTTAGTAGCGCGACCCCAACCACCGAAGGCTTCAAGAAAAGTTGCGAACTGGAAGAGGTGAGTACCGATGCGAGCGACCTCGGGCAATACGCCGAGTGCCATCTTTCGCGTCTGCTCATCTCCCAACTTCGCCGCCATAGCGAGAACAAACAGGGCTGCGTCGTTCTTATGCGCCCGACCGTCCTGTGATACCTGTACGACCGTGTTCACAACGCGGAGACCATCAGTTTTTATTAGCCCGATGACTGCGTTCGCATTGTCCTTGGTCAGGTTGCTCTCACTGACGTAATACGTTCCACCTTCGGAACCTAAAATCAGAAACCGATCCAGACGATCCCAATCACTCACAGCATGGACGAATCCACCTGCTGAGTTCTCGACTTCATCTGTACGACCGGGAGTGCGCTCACTCTGTGGTGAACGCTTAGTTGATACGTGCTTTGAATAATCCATCTTTGCTTCCCCTGTTGCGGCTCGTCCATCACGAGCATGTATAAAATCGAGCGTGTTATAGGCGACGGAGATGCCTTACGGCATGTTGCTCTACCAGCTGAGCTATACTCACCATTGTAGGGTGAGCAACTGGACTCGAACCAGTGACCTACACTTTTCAGAAGATAACCGTCAATCCATCCGGCTCGAAAACTTAAACTAAATTGTGAACATGTTGCGAGAGATCGGTCGGCTTTCGCCAGTCAAATTAACAGTTTGAGGTAACGAT